GGTGAGAGCTACTTCATCCAACTCGGCAAAGACGACCGATTCGGGTGGACGGAGCCGGAGGGCAAGGTTTATCAGATAGCAGCGGACAACCTGGTCCGGTTAAAGGACGAAATCTACCGTGTTTGCTATCTGATGAACCAAGCCGAGGAAGCGCGAGGCGGACTGCTACATGCGTCCGGAGTTAGTAAGCAGAGAGACTTCAGCGTGACGCAAGAGGTGTTGCGCGGGTACGGGGACATGGTGAAGGACGCGATGAAGCAGGTACTGCGGGCGATCGCGGAGGCGCGGCAGGACGAGGTGTCGATCGATGTATCGGGGATGGACGAATTCGACATCGGGGATTTCAGCAACGAACTGGACGACGCCAAGAAGCTATTGGACTTGGGGATCGCGTCGGAGACGCTGAAGAAGCAGATATTCAAGAAGCTGGCGTTCAAGTACCTGTGCGACGCGCGGCAGGAGATCAAGAACCGGGTGGCAGAGGAGATCGAGGCAGGGTAGGAGTGCCGGATTGAGGGAGTCGATGCAAGGGAAGCAGTCGATTCCCCTTAGAGACGCAAAGGCGCAGAGATAAGCGCAGAGAAGACAACGAAGAGAGACAGACGACAGAAAGCGATCGTCTGTCCCACGACAGCAAGCAAGGGAATGGGAGGTATATGGAAGGCATCGACATACAAGCGATCGTACGGCAGGCGGTACAGGAATTCGTGAACAACGAACAGGCGAAGACGGAGCCGGCGCACAAGGCGGAGTTGCAGGAGGAGCGGAAGCGGCGGGAGCAACTGGAGCGCCGGTTGAACGAACTGGTGGAAGAGAACAAGCGCAGCCGCAAGGTGGCGGCGGAAGCGGAGCGGAGCTCGACGGTGCGGGCCGAACTGCAGCGCTTGGGAGTAGCGAAGGTAGATCTGGCGTTCCGAGCGGTACAAGACGGGATCGTGCGGACCGAGGACGGGCGGCTAGTAGCCCGTAACGAGGCCGGCGAAACGCCGTTGAAGGAATACCTGACGGCTTTCGTGAACGAGAATCCGGAGTTTCTCCCGGCGCGAATTGCCGGGGGGACGGGGATGACGGCCACCCCAAAAGCTCCGGCGGGGGGCCGGGAAACGGTGGAACTGGAGCGGATACGGCCGGGGATGAGCGCCGGAGAAATGCAGCGGGTACGAGAGGAAATCGTGCGCGTGGCGTCGCAGACCCTTAAGGGGATGTGAAGAGGCCCATGGCGGCGCAGGAATGCCGGCGGCGTGGGTGCAGTAGAGAAGGAACTTTCAAAGGGAGAGAGAACGAATGGCAGCTATTACTTCAAGTAACGTCGCAAACGCGATTGTCAAGCTGGTGGCGGTAGACGCATTGCCGGTACTGATTGGGAACCTCGTGATGGGGAACCTGGTGAATCGCGATTACGAGCCGGTGCTGGCGCAAGCCGGCGACACGGTAAACATACCGATTCCGCCGACGATGGTGGCGAACAACATCGCGGAAGGCGGAACGGTACAGACGCAGAATCCGAGTCTGGGAAATGCGCAGATCGTGCTGAACACGCACGCGGAAGCGACGTTCCAGATTCCGGATGTAACCAAGGTGCTAGCGGTGCCGGATCTGCTCAAGATCTACATGGAGCCGGCCGTGGCGGCGATCGCACAAAGGATCGAAAGCGATCTGCTGGGGCTGTACGCGGGGTTCACGGCGAACAGTGCGGTGGGGACGGCCGGGACGGTGATCACGGAAGCCGTGATCGACGCGGCGGAGACGGCGATGTTTTTGTCGAAGGTACCGCCGAGCGATCAGAAGTTCATGGTAGTGGACGCGGCGACGTACTCGGCATGGAGGCAGATTCCGCGGTTCAGCGAATTCCAGACGGCGGGCGATGCCGGACTGCGGACGCTGATCTACGGGAGCGTGGGGAAGATCAAGGACTTCTTCGTCTTCCGCTCGCAGTTCGTGCAGAAGACGGGCAGCAGTCCGGTGACGACGCATAATGTGGCGTTCACGAAGGACGCCATTGGGCTGGTGGTGCGGCGGCTGCCGCAGCCGCTGCCGGGGACGGGCGCCATCGCGGAGTATGCGGAACTGGGCAACTTCGGGATGCGAGTGGTGATGAGCTACCAGCCGAACACGCTGGCGCAACAGTTCACGGTAGACGTGCTGTACGGCTGCGCAGTGCTGCGGAACTCATCGGGCGTGCAGGTGAACACCTAAGGAGCCGGCGGCATCCCGCCCCGGTAAAGGGCGGGATGCCGGTGCTCACGGGGAGCGTGGCGAGGAAAGAAAGAGGCATGAGAGTCCGAGCTTCGCTCGGATTGGCAAGGGACCCAGAGGGTACCCCGCGTGCCCCACCTAAGCAATCCGAGCTGCGCGCGGATGCACAAGGCGGAGCCTTATGCCACAGAAGACTAAGGAGAAAAGGAAGAGACATGGATCTACGGATGTATTACCAGAAGATACGCGAGACGGAAGCGAAGATGGCGGATGAGTTTGCGCTCGTGGTGAGCCTGGAGACGACCGACGGGGGCAAGAGCGGGAGGAAGACGGAGGTGCCGCGCCGGTTAGCAGCCAAGATGCTGGTGGAGGGGCAAGTCCGGCTGGCGTCGAAGGACGAGGCGAAAGCGCATCGCGAGATGCAGGCGGAGGCGCAGCGAATGGCGGAGCGGGAGGCAGCGGCGGCGAGGCTCCAGTTGACGGTGTTATCCACGACGGAGTTGGACAGGCTGCGGAGCGAGGCGCGGAAAACGCAAGAGTAGGCGGCACACGATGGCATTGTTCACAGACAGCGCGGTTACGGGCATCGAAGATCTGAGGGGGCACGACTCGCAGATACTGAATGTGGCCACGGTCGAGGGCATCGACGTGACACGGAAGCTGGCGTTGGCACATGAGGAACTCTGCGTAGAAGTGGAGGGGCTGCTGGACCAGTTGAAGACACCGGTGGGGATCTATGAAGTGGCGGGACTGCTGGGGGGGCTGATTACACCACCGGCGGTGCAACAGGTAGTGATGACGCCGCCGCTCAAGCTGTGGCATGTTTTCCGAACGCTGGAAATGGTATACGCGGACGCGTACAACAGTCAACTGAACGACCGGTATGCGGGGAAGCGGGACGAATACCACGAGATGGTGAAGTGGGCGTACGGACAAGTAATCCGGGGCGGGCTGGGGATTGTCACGGACCCGATGGAGCAGGCGGCAACGCCGGTGGTGCTGCCCAGGGCAGGCGGACTGGCAGACGGCACGTACTATGTCGCCATCACGTGGACCAATGCGGCGGGCGAAGAGGGGGCGAGTTCGGCACCAGCGATGATCCAGGTTTCGGGCAGTTCCTTCGCGGTACAGACGACCGCGCCGCCGAAGGTCAAGGGATGGAACGTGTACTGCGGGACGAGCCCGACGACGATGACGATACAGAACTCGCCGACGCTCGGGCCGGGGCAGACCTGGGTGCAGGAGGACACGTTGTCGACAACCGGACGGCTGGCGGGCAGCGGGCAAAAGCCGACATACCGGCTACCAGTGCCGCGGACGATACAGAGGGGCTGATGACAAGCAAAATCGGAAGCGCGGCGACGGGCAAGGTACTCGAGCGGATCACGGGGCCAAGCGGAGTGAATGCGGCCCTGGGGGCGGTGACAGAGGGGGAACCGGAGTTGGCGAGGCTGGTGGACACTTCGCAGATACGTGCGCAGAACGTAGCGGCGCAGATGGCGGAGCACGCGCTGGGCGTGAAGTACCCAGCGGTGAACGTGTACTGCGAAAAGATCGTAAACGATCTGCGGCAGAAATTCCAGACATTCTCGGGGCAGGTGGAGATGGCGATCGAGGTGCGGCAATCGCAAGACCGGTTGGAGGGGATTGAGGACAGCCTGGAACTCTACGTGGACGCGGCGATGCAGATGCTGGACGGAAGCCGGGGCGATTGGGGCGACGGGATGTACTACGGCGGCGGATACGAGGTGGCGTTCGGAGCGGTGAAGCAGGGCGGGAAGAATTTCATCCAGGTGGCAAAAGTCACTTTTCAGATCGGAGTGAACAGGAACTAGCATGTCTACATATATTTCGTCCAACGCGAATCGATTCTACACGGCGTTGGAGAGTGGGTACGGGAGTGTGGGATCGATCACGGCCGCGAGCCGGATTCCGGCGGTGAAGCTGGGGATCCAGCAGACGGTGGCGACCGGGACGCGGCGCGACAAGACGGGGAGCCGGACGTTCGCGGGTGTGCCGGCGGGAGTGAGGCGGCGCACGGATTTCACGCTGCAGACTTACTTGACGAGTTGGGACAAGGCGACGGCCGGGCCGGGATACGGTCCGCTGTTTCAGGCGGCGATGGGCGGGAATCCGGTGAAGTACGGAGGAGGGACCGCGGCATCGAGCACGGCGGCGGGGCGACTGGGATTCAGCGCGGCGCTTGTGGATGCGCAGACAGTACAACTGAATGCGCCATTCACGGTACTGCCCGCGGTGGGAGCGGCGATCACGGCGGCGGTGACATACAACACGGCGACGGCGTTGCCGAGCGTGAGCATCTTCGACTACTGGAGTCCAGCGACGGCGGTGCAGCGGGTGCTTAGCGGAGCGGGAGTGGACCAGTTGGACATCGTGGTGAATGGGGACTACCACGAATTCCACTTCAAGGGACTGGCGCGGGACGTAGTGGACAGCGCGAGTTTCGAGGCCGGCGCGGCGCAATTGCAGAGCTTTCCGGCGGAGCCAGCGGTGGCGGCGTTCGACTACTCGATCGTGCCGGGGAACATGGGGCAGGCGTGGTTGGGGACGGGGCCATCGCAGTTCTGCACGATCACGGCGGCGACGGTCACAGTGAAGAACGCACTGGACACGCGGGACCGGGAATTCGGAGTGAGCGGGGCGTGTTCGGGGGTACGTGCGATTTCAGCGGGAGAGCGCACGGTGACGGCGGCTTTCGACCTTTACACGCGGGACGACGATGTCACGAAGGAACTGTACCAGGCGGCGAAGCAGCAATCGCCAATCAGCGTGATGTTCCAACTGGGCGAGACGGACGGGCAGTTGATGGGCGTGTATCTGAAGAGCGTAGTGCCGGAAGTGCCGGAGTTCGACGACACGCTAAACCGTCTGCAGTGGCGATTCCGGGCATCGCGGGCACAGGGGACGGTGGACGATGAGATTTCCGTGGCATTCGGATAGGAAGAAAGCGGCGGATGGGATTGGGGGAGGCAGTTACCGCAGCGAGTCGGTGGTGGAATCGCGGGCGGTTCCAGGGGTGAAGTTCACCATCGCGAAGATGTCCTTCGGGCGGCGGGTGGAATTGATGCGGCGGGTGCGGGAACTGGCACGGAGGACGGAGTTTCTGGCGGCCAGCGAAGAGGTGGGCGAGAAGATGGACTCGGCGCTGCTGCGCGCCGAAATCGAGCGGCTGTATGTGATGTGGGGCGTGAAGGCGGTCTCGGGACTGGCGGTGGATGGAAGCATCGCGGGCCCGGAACTGCTGGCGGAGGCCGGTCCCGAGGAATTGTTCCGGGAGGCTTTGGCAGCGGTCCGCAGAGAGACCGGGTTGAACGAAGAAGAACGAAAAAACTGCTAGTCGCCTTCCATTTTCAATTCGCCAACCAGGCCGGTTGGAAGTGCGACGCGTGCCGGAGGAGCGGCCTGGAGCAGCGCCGGCGGTGCGGGTGGCTGGGGTTGCCACACGACGACAGAGCGGCGCCGGTGTGGGCAAGGAAGACGGTGGCAACGGAGAGCTGCCCCAAGTCTTACATTACGGCGGAGAGCGAAGGGCTGGTGGAGGACTTCCTGGTGCGGCGACGGCTGGGGGGAATGAATTTCGGAGAATTGAGCGCGCGGCAAGTGGAGGGGTTTCTGATACTGGAGCAGGCGTTGGCGGCGGAATTGAGGAGAGAGGGGGACGTGGGTTCAACGCAGAGACGCTGAGACGCAGAGATCAGCGCTGCCTCCGGCTGCGCCGGATTGAACAGGCTGTAACGACGCGCGGCGGCAGTTCTCGCCCCGTGGGCAAACCCGGGGACAGACCCGCGCCCAAAGGGCACCCGCCACGCGGCGCAAAAGCGGCGCCTTGGGACACTCGGGTCAGTCCCCAGGTTTGCGCATTTTGAGCCGAGGAAGATGTCCGAGCTGCGCTCGGATTGGCAAGCTGAAGCATGCCCCACCAAAGCAGTCCGAGCTGCGCTCGGATGGACAGGCCAGGAGGCCTATTCCACAAGGCTCCAGATGAAAGGGGAGGCAAGATGGCGAGCACGACACAAGAAGAGCTTTATCAGAGTTTTCTGACGGTAGCGGGGCAACAGACGTCGGCCCTGGGGGATGCCACGGCGTTGCTGGCCGATGCCATCGCGCAGGTGGGCGGACAGCAGAGCGGTAACCTGGCACCGGTGGCTCAGCAAACGATGGCCGCGGGGGATACAACCGCGTTGCTGGCCGATGTGATCGGGCAGGCGAGGGAACAACAGAGCAGCGTCCCGGCACCGATTCCGGCGGCGAACCAGACGCAGACCGGGACGCAGACTGCATCGAGCAGCAGCGGGAGCACATCGGGGACGGTGGAAAAGACGATGCTGGAGGCTGAGGCAGGACTGCCGCTGCTGATCGCCGGGCTGGTGAGTGCGTTCGGCGGAGGGGGATCGTCGACACCCCCACCTCTGGTGAAATACGCGATGCCCGCGGCGGTGGATTTCCAGGCAGCGGAGAGCCAGGGGCAAGTGAGCGGTCTGGATTACGACCAAATGGGAACGCCGCGAAGCTACGCGGCAGCGGGGACTGGCGGGACGGCAAGTGGGACGACGAGCGGGACGACGAGTGGGACGACGAGTGGCGGGGCAAACGGCAGTGGAAGTGGCAGTGGGAGTGGAAGTGGAAGTGGAAGTGGCGGGGCGCCGCAGATCACCTTCAACGTGCAGGCGATGGATGCGCGCTCCTTTATGGACCGGAGCAGCGACATAGCGGCGGCAGTGCGGGACGCGATGCTTAATCTGAACTCGATCAACGATGTGGTGAACGACCTTTGATATGGCAACCTTCCCTAAATTGAAAACCAATGCGATCGCGCAGTATCCGGTGGCGCGACGCGCGCAGTTCCAGAATCAGACGGTGCGTTTCGTGGATGGCAGCGAACAACGGTACCGCGATTCGGCGGGGGCGCGACTGCAGTGGGATATCCAGTTGAGTGAACTGGACGAGGGCGAACTGGCGGCGATCGAGGAATTCTTTCTGGCCAGTCAGGGAGCATTCGGCAGTTTCACGTTCACGGACCCATGGGATGGGCAGGTATACAACAACTGCAGTGTGGCGGCGGACGAACTGGCATTGGCGACGGTGGCGGAAATGCGCGGGGGCACGAAGCTCACCGTGGTACGGAACATTTGAAGCTCATGACAACATACCCACAACTCGGAAGCGGAGCGCTGAGCCAATTCCCGGTGCAGAAGAACCGGCGGGCGCGGACGGTGGTGAATCAAGCGGCGGATGGCAGCACGATCAAGCTGGCGGACCCGGCGGGAATGGTTACCGAGTGGACGCTGACCTACGTGGATCTAAGCGATGCGGAAGCGACGGCGCTGCTGGGGTTCTTCACGGCGACGGAAGGCACGCTGAACGGGTTCACGTTTCTGGATCCGGTGGGGAACCTTCTGGCCTGGAGCGACCAACTGGTGGAAGCCGTCTGGCAAAAGGACCCGCTACTCAGCCTGACGCCCGGGATCGCGGATCCACTGGGGGGCACGCTGGCGTGGCGGCTGAGCAACAGCGGTGCAGCGGAGCAAGGTGTGGGCCAGACGCTGGCGGCGCCTGGACAATACCAGTACTGCCTGAGCGCCTACGTGCGGGCGGCGACGGCGACGAGCGTAGGGTTTACCGCGGGCAGCCAGACGGCGCAATGGGCGGTGACGAGCCAGTGGACGCGGATTGCCTGGACGTCCAGCGGAGACGCACAGGCCACCTCGGTGCGATTCGGGGTCGAGATCGGGGCGGCCCAGGCAGTGGAAGTATTCGGGCTGCAGGTGGAAGCGCAAGCGGCGGCATCGGGCTACAGGGCCAGCACGTTGGGCGGAGTCTACGAAGACGCGCACCTGGGCGACGATGTGCTGACGATTACGAGCACCGACGTGAATCGCCATTCCTGCACGGTGAAGATCATTCATGCAAACCATCTTTGAGCTCAAGGAGCAAGCCGTCACCGACACGCCGCTATTGCTGTTCGACTGCGTACTCTCCGATGGAAGCACGGAACACTGGAGTACGCACGGAGTGTCGGTGGGAGGCGTAGCCTACAGCGCGAGAGTGCTGGGGCACAATGTGTTCGAGCTTCAGGCGTCGTCCGATCAAGGGATAGACGGTGTACCGAAGATCTCGCTGGTGCTAGGGAACGCGGACTCCCACTGTTCGGAGATCGAACGCGCGACCGGGTGGAAGGGTGCGCGGTTGACGGCCGGCCTGGTGTTCTACGATTTACGGAACGCTGTGCCGTTGACGGACAAAACGGTGATCTTCCAGGGGATCTGCAACCCTCCGGACGAGATTCTGGAAGCCACGTTCCGCATCACGGCGACGAATCGCATGAACCTGCAACGGTTGTTGATGCCGCAGGTGCGGATCCAACGGCGGTGCCCGTGGGAGTTCCCGAGCGACGCGGCGCAGCGCACGGAAGCGGTGGATGGCGGCGCCAGCGGCAAGTACTCGCGCTTTTACCGGTGCGGCTACTCGCCGGGCGTGACGGGCGGAATAGGGGCACTAAACGGCAGTGCGGCGTTTACCGGGTGCGGCTACACGCGGACGGACTGCCAGGCGCGGGGAATGCTCCACAACTTCGGGGGCATCGAGTTCGTGCCCGCGGAGATTTCGGTGAGGGCCTACGGAAAGAGTTCCTCGACTTCGGCAGTCTCTGTGAATACGGCCCGGTACAACGACTTTGTGCCGATGATTTACGGCACGGCGTGGTACAACCCGCCGGTAGTATTCGGGCGCAACGACGGCAACCTGACGCGCATGGAAGTGCTGTTGGGGATGGGCGAGATTCAGGGAGTGCTGACGGTTCTGGTGAACGACATCGAGATCCCGGCGGGGGTAAACGGGACCAACATGACGGGGACCGGCTGGTACAACGTTCCGACGCTGGGCACGCGATCGGGCGCCTTCGACCTGAACTTCCTGGATGGCAGCGGACAGCCGGCGGGAGATCCATACGGCAGCATGGCGTACCTATCGGTGGTGGTGCCGAACCGGATCAACAACGGAACGACTCTCCCCAAGGTCACGGTGCTGGTGCAGGGGTTGAAACTGCCGGTATATGGAGCGGATGGGAGCTACCTTAGCGATCAGTTCACGAACAACACGGCATGGGTACTGCTGGATATCCTGCGGCGGGCGGGGTGGAGCCTGGCGGAAGTCGACGTGACGAGCTTCGCGGCGGCGGCGGCGTACTGCGATCAACAGATCGCGGCGCTGGATCTTTATGGGAACGCGATTCAGTTACCGCGATTCCAGTGCAACCTGGTGCTGGAAACGCGCAGGGCGGCGGGCGACCTGGTGCGTGGGGTCCGCAACTCTTCGAGACTGATGTTGACGTACGGAACGAACGGAGCGCTTCAATTGCAGGTGGAAAACTCACTGGCACTGGAGCTTCCGGCCAAGCCGGCGTGGTCCAACAGTGCGCAACCCCTGGAAGGCGGGTGGCCGAGCTACGAATTCGGCGATGGGAGCAATGGGTTTTCAGGCCTGATGCGGAAGCCGTCCGGCGAGCCGAGTTTTCGAGTCTATACGCGGAGTATCGCGGACACACCGAACCTGTTCACGGTGGAGTTTCAAGACTCGCTGAACGAATACCAACAGGATAGTTTTTCGCTGGTGGACGCCGACGACGTGTCGTGCTGCGGGCAGGAAGTGACGCAGACGCTGGCGGCGTTAGGGATCCCGAACTTCGACCAGGCGGCGAGGATGTTGAAGCTGAACCTGGATCGCTCGGTGCGAGGCAACACGTACGTAGAATTTGCGACGAGTGTGAGGTCATTCGGGATCCGGCCGGGAGATTTGATCACCGTAACGTATCTAAAGGAGGGGTTCAACCGGCAGCTATTCCGGGTACTGAAGATCGCGCCGGGGCCGAACCACCGCACCTCCACGATTACGGGGCAGATTCATGACGATTCGTGGTACGCCGATAGCAACGGACAGGTAACGTCGGCAAGCGGCGGCCGGCGCCAGGGCAGCGCCGGCGTCGGCGTGCCTAACCCGTTGCTCGGCACTGTTCTGGATGCTGAGGGCAACATCCAGTTCGGAGTCGCGGAATCGGCAACCACGGCGGGCGACGGCTCGGTGCAGACGAACCTTAGCGTGGGGTTCGTGGTGCCAGCCGTCGCCGCGGTGGCGGGGCCGGGAATCCCGCTAGTGAGCCTGGCGGCTACGCTGGGGACGGGTGGAACGCTGCCTGGCGGCCAGACGCTCTACTACTCGGTGTCCGGGGTGGATGGATCGGGGAATGAGAGTGT